CGCAACAAATCCGGGAAGAAAGGAAGATGCTCAAATTTGACGAAAAAGCGCGTATCTATTTTGCGCAGTACGTGCTGCCCGACGGCAGCTATCTGAAGGAGGACAAACAGTCGGAGTATGTAATCAACGCCTCGGTGCTCAATCACCTGTGCGATATGGAGAATACTCAGCGGCGCATGCGCAAGATGCACGGCAATTCCACACCGGTAAATTGGGAGGCCATTTATGGAGAAAGTGACCGACTCCGTGACGAATATGGCCACACATTGCCACAAAGCACTTCGAGACTCCGGGACAAGATGCGCCAATACCGCAAAGAGGGTTACGACTGCCTGGTATCGCGCAAACTGACCAACGAAAATTCCGTTAAAATCACGGCAGCCGCTGCGCGCTGGCTCATTGCACGGAAGTGCTGCAAAACACCGGTACTCACGATTTCGCAAATTTTTGAACTCTATAACGAAACTGCCCCTTCCAAGGGATGGAAGCCACTCCAAAGCCAAAGCACTCTGCTTGCATTCTTCCAGCGCCCCGACGTGATGATCAAATGGAAGGCATCCGAAGGTGGCGAACTCAAGGCCCGGCTCAAGTATGACCGTCAGCACTCCACTCACCTTCCTACCCGCCGCGACACTCTCTGGTACGGCGACGGCACCCGACTCAACCTATATTATAAAGCATACAGGGACGGCAGGTATGTGCTTGCCACCACTACCGTATATGAGGTTGCAGATGCCTACAGCGAGACGCTGCTTGGCTATGCGATATCTCCGGTAGAGTCCTTCGAGGTGATGCGCACGGCATTCCGCAATGCCATCGAGTTTGCCGGTCAGCTGCCATACGAGGCGGTGTATGACAACCAGGGTGGCACTAAGCGCGCCGATGCGCAGATCTGGCTAGCCCAAATCGCCACTGTGAGCCGTCCGACAGCTCCATACAATGCGCGAAGCAAGAGCATCGAGGCTATTTTCAAAAGATTTCAGGAACAAGTGCTAAGACAGATATTCGGTTTCACCGGTCAAAACATTACGGCCAAGATGGACTCCAGCAAGATAGATCGCGAGTTCATTGAGGCCAATGCGGACAAGTTGCCGACATACAACGAGCTGCTTGTAATATATGCCGAAGCGCGTCAGAAGTGGAACTCGATGAACCACCCTAAGTACAACCGTCCACGCTGCGAGCTTTACGCTGAGAGCGTTAACAGCGAGTGCACTCAACTCAATGAGGTGCTGCGCCGCGAGCTGTTCTGGAACGTCACCGAGCGCCCGAGCAAATTTACCGCAGGTGGTATCACAATCCAAGTTGATAGGCAGACCTACACTTATGAGGTGTTCGATGCTGACGGCAATCCGGACTTTGACTGGCGCAGCCGTCACACCGGTAGGGAGTTTCACGTGCAGTACGACCCTCAGGATATGTCGGTGGTGCGACTCTGCACCAAGGACAAATACGGACTTCAGTTCGTTACCGAGGCGATGCCTTACGCCAAGATACACCGCGCCATCCAGGACCAACAGGAGGGCGAAGCGGCATTCATTCGCGCTATGGAGCGCCAAAACAAAAAGGAGCGCGTGCGCCGGCAGCTGGAGTCTCACGCTCTGATGTACGAGCACGGTGTCGCTCCGGAGCAACACGGCTATCGAATGCCCAAGCTCAAGGGCATCAGCGATGCGGAGTTTGAGATGTTTGCAGATGAGATCCGGCGGGAGAATGCAGCTGAGTCGGTTGCAGAGGCCACCACTGTCGAACCGGTAACCATCGGAGCATCGCAAAAGCAGATAAGCTACCTGGATGAGGCAGATATCTGGGACAGAATGTAGGAACAACTTAAAACAAAAGGATATGACAAACGAAATGAAAGAACGGATAGCGGGGCAGCTGCGTACATACGTGGCCCGCTACGAGAGCCAAAACAAGGCAGTCAACTCTCTGAAGGATGTATCTGCCGGTACCGTGAGCTGTATTCTCAACGGCAAATGGGAGAATATCTCCGATGATATGTGGATGCGCCTCTCTGCGCAAGTCTCCGGAGGCGGCGACTGGCAGATCTGCGAGACTGCGGCATTTCGGAGCCTGATGCTCTATCTGCAGGACTCCAAAGAAGAGAGCGGCGTTATGTGGATCACCGGGCCGGCCGGCATCGGCAAGAGCACTGCTGCATCTATTTTCGAGAGCGAAAACCGCAATGTTTATTGTCTGGTGTGTTCCGAGGATATGCACAAAGGAGACTTTGTCCGGGAGCTTGCCGGCAAGATCGGCATTCGGACTACCGGTATGACCATCCGCGAGACTCTACAGATGATAATTAAGGAGCTGGTTAAACAGGATTCGCCGCTGCTGATATTCGATGAGGGCGATAAGCTGACCGACTCCGTGCTGTACTACTACATTTCGCTCTATAACGCTCTCGAAGATAAGTGCGGTATGGTGTTTCTCTCGACCAACTACATGATAGAGCGCATGCGCAAGGGCGTGATGCGCGGCAAGAAGGGCTATGACGAGCTTGATAGTCGGATCTGTCGCCGGTTCGTCAATTTGGCGCTTGTTAATTCCAACGAAGTGGAAGCGATCTGCAGGGCCAACGGCCTGAATGATGCCCGCGCGATCCGCACCGTCCAGGCCGAAGCCTCCGAGTGCGGCAACGACCTTCGCCGTGTCAAAAAGTCCATTCATAAGGAAAAACGCAAACTATCGTTGAAATCGTAAAACATTGTTCAAACGCTGTTCAAAATGAGAAAACGTTCACTTTCGGCAAAGTCTGTTATCCGGATAAAACACCGGACGCTCTCCCTTGGCGGGGAGTGGGGCAACTGTGTCGGAGAGATTGATCGTACCGGGGTTGTCTTCTTTTGGGGAGGCTCCGGCAACGGCAAGACCTCGGCGGTTGTCAGCTTTGCCAAAGAGCTCTCAACTCATGGACGTGTGCTTTATGTCTCCCTGGAAGAGGGTTACACCTTCAGCTTTCAAAACACCCTACGCAGGTTCGATATGCAGGAGTGCAACAGCAACTTCATGGTATTGGCCGAGACCACGATTGATGAACTGTCGAGTCGTCTCTTGCTACCTCGCTCTCCGGAGTTCGTAGTGATTGACTCGTTCCAATACCTGCAGATGACCTACCGGCAGTATATCGCCTTCAAGGAGCGACACCGTGACAAGATGCTGATATTCGTCTCACACGCCGACGGCAAGCAGCCGGCAGGAAGGGCGGCTAAGAGCGTGATGTTTGATGCGGGGCTGAAGATATGGGTAGAGGGACACATGGCTTTCAGTAAAGGTCGCTTTATCGGCCCTACCGGCAAGGCGGTTATTTGGGAGCAGGGAGCAGAACAATATTGGGGAATAGCAACAAATGAAATTGAAGAATATGAGGACACCGAAAGAAGTCAGAAGATGGCTGCGTCAGCAATCCTGGTATAAGGAGTGGCGCACGCAGATAATGAACCTACGCATTTCGCGCAAAGAGCGGAATCGGATCCTGCGGGGTCACGCCGGCAAGGACAGCATCAATCTCTTTGAATGGCGCGACACCATTCAGGGGTATGACTGCTGGAGTTCACGCAGGGTGGAGTTATGCATTTTTTATCATGGAGGATAACAATATGAAAACACCGAGACAAATAGGTAGCTGGTTACGCAAACAGCCCTGGTATGATGAGTACCAAAAAGAGGTAATGAAGATGCCCATATTGCGTAAAGAAAAGGACAGGATCCTGCGCGGTCACAGCGGCGCAAGCAGTGTGAGCGTGTTCGACTGGGCTACTAGCGAAAAGGGCTATAATTATTGGAATCAAAGAAGCGCCGAATTCTGCAAGTTTTATTATGGGGAGTAACATTATGGCAAAGAATAGTTTTTCGCGTTTTTACGCGCTTTTGAACAAGAATCCGGGGCTGGATAAGGAAGAGCTGGTATTGCAGTTCACTGACGGCCGTACCACCTCGTTACGACAAATGTCCCGGGTAGAGTTCGATGCTATGTGTGACGCCCTGCAATATGGCTCTGAGTGGAGCCGCGAACAGGCACAGGAGCAACTACGCAAGGCGCGCTCAAGCGTACTGCTGCGCATCGGTCGCCTGGGCATTGACACAGTAGATAACTGGAAGGGCATCGATGAGTTTTGCATGAGCGAGCGCATTGCCGGCAAGAGGTTCAGAGAGCTGACGCTCGACGAGCTGAACGCCCTTATACCGAAGCTCGAGAGCATCATCCGTAAAGGCGGCATCAAGGCAATTCAGGAAAAGCCCCAGCCCCGTGAGATCGCCAAGCTTTACTCAGCTATTAGGCAAAATACAGTATTATCATAAATTTATAAAATCATGGAAACAAAAAGTACAGTTGTCACAATGACAATGACAAAAGAAGAGGTTCGGGAGCTGGAAGCGTTCCGCGCTCAAAAAGAGAAGGAGGCCCGCGAAGAGGCCGCCAGGCAGCAAAGAATGGACTACGCTAAAATGGTAGATGAGGAGATCGCCCTCGCCATTCCGCAGCTGCTCGACGTATCGACAGATATCCGCACAGTCAAGGAAAAGATTTTCGAGAATTTCCAAACTATTCTCGAACTCAAAGCTGAGATGTTCCGCATGAAAAAGGGTGAGGAGATGAATTATCAGAGTCACTCCTTCAGCAATAGCGACGGCACTATGCGCATCACCCTGGGACAGTACCTCCTGGATAACTACCTGGATACTGCTGAGGACGGTGTCCGGATGATCAGAGAATACATTCAGTCCCTCGCGACTGACGAGAAGAGCCAGGCGCTGGTGGGTATGGTAATGAAGCTGCTGGCCAAGGATGCCAAGGGCACGCTCAAAGCCCAGCGCATACTACAACTGCGCAAGATTGCGATGGATACCGGCGACTCCAAATTCATCGAGGGCGTGAAGATCATCGAAGAGGCATACCGTCCACTGCCGTCACGCACCTTCATCCGCGCGGAGATCCGCGATGAAAAGACCGGCGGCTGGAAGCGGATACCCCTTGGAATGACTGAATCATAGATACCGGTATGGGGAAGATAGAGGATAGCATCATTAGGCATGCGTTGAAAACTATCGATGAGAATGATAGTCTGCCAAAGGATCTGCGCGAAGCTCACAGCTGTTCTTATGCAGTTTCCGACGACAATGCAATTATAGTCTGCGGATCACCACACGAAATGCAGGGGCCTATACGTAAGTTCTTAAGGTCAAATCCGGCATTCCGGGAAGTTCTTCAGAAAGAATTAGACAGAATGTATAAAGTAGTGGATTATTAGCATGGCAAAAAAGAGGCGCGGAGTTAGTTATAAGAAGCGTGTCAGAGATATCAACAGGATATATGACCACCACTTCAAGAGCGGTCTCTCGAACAGGGAGATCTGGCTGAGATATGTGTATCCGATTTATGGTATATCCGAGCGTACCTTCTATAACATACTCCAAGCCTCCGTTGACCCTAAAAATGAAATAGCTAAGGTAGAAGAACCCCTACTTTTTGAATTTAACGAGGAGGATCAGGAATGAGCGACATTGATGCCTTATTGCGTAAGATCATCAAGGATATCCGGGTGAATGTGGCTGATGAGTTTGATAAAAACTTTCAGCGTCAGTCCTTTTTCGGCGAAGCCTGGAAGCGGCGCAAGTCGCCTGTCGGTGGTCAGAGCATTTTAATAAGGAGCGGATCACTGCGCCGCAGCATCACAGCTACGAGCAATGACACAAGCGTTACATTCTCATCATCAGAGCCGTATGCTGCTATCCATAACAAAGGCGGTGAGATCGTAGTGACCGACAAAATGAAGAAATTCTTTTGGAGCAAATACTATGAGGCTGTCGGTGGTTTTGGCCGCAAAAAAGACAAAACTTTGCGCAAGGACAAACGAAATGTAAGGCTCTCAACCATCGCGGAGTTTTGGAAGGCCATGGCGCTTATGAAAGTGGGCTCAACCATCACTATTCCCAAACGGCGTTTTATCGGCACTCGTCCGAAGCTCGAGGAGCAGGTAAAAGCTATTGTCACAGAAAATATCGAAGAATTTTTAAAGAACGAAATCCCTAAAATGATCGTAAAATGAGAACAGAACTTTATAAGGCTATCGGCGACCGACTACTTAATCTTACAGGCCTGGATGATGAGTCCGTGAGAGCGATTAGCGATGATAAGGGCAAGCCGATCATTAAGCACGTGGACCTTTGGAACCGCAACGTGGAATTTATTGAAGAGGATGATCCTTTCCCGATGCCGGCGGTATTCGTGGAATTTGGAGAGATCCTTTGGACTCCATTCAAAACGGGATCGGGCGAAGGTTATCGGGGCAACTGCGAGGTCAGGCTCCACATTGTCACCAGATATCAAGGATCTTCTGCGCACGGCTCCAAATATATGAAGGATGCCCTGGATGACATCGAACTGTCGGAGCGAATCCAGCTCGCACTTACCGGACTCCGCGGCGAAACATACGACAATTTTCACATAGTGGCCACCCACACCAACCACGACCACGAGGAGATAGTCGAGGCCATCGACATCTACTCAGTACACTGCGAAAGATTTTTCTACAAGTAAAACAGCGTACAATGAAGGATGATAAAAAAGTAATTCAGCAGAAGTGGCTTGAGTCGTTAGAGTTAAGACTATACTTAAGAGATAAGTTGAAGAATAAGAGAGATGATACCACAAAGGGCTCCGACTATGCCGCCGACATAGGCGATTACCTTGCGAAGGAGATCCTTTCTGAATCCGCCATTCTTATGATAGAGCCTACCCGCTACTGTTATGCTAATGCTGCGTGGATCCTCTTTAAGAAAGCCCTTGGATACCAGGTATTCGATAATTTCATAAGAGTCAGACGGCGCTCCTCTAAAAAAGACACTTCTTTCAATAGTGCCATTATCGACAAATAACTTTAGAACTCTATCCAATACATAGCGATCGTAGCCATAGAACATATTGCTGATTGTTGACAGTATTTTCATATTGAGTTTGATTAATAACACAAAAATAGTTTTTATGAAAGATTACCCCAAATTACCACCGGAAGAGTTGATTGCAAACAACATGTGCCCGGAATGCCTTGCCCCTTTGAGATTCGAGGACGGCTGCTACTACTGCCCCGAATGCGGATATTCCGCTTGCGGGAGCGATTGATGTAAACTAAGAGAAATGAAGAAAAAAATTAAAACCATGAGTGAAAGCAGAATAAAACCCATTAGCAGTAGACTTTGTGATCTACTATGTAAACACAGCTACTTGACGTTTGAAGACACATATATGGCTCTGGATATTACTGAGGCGCAATTGAAAACAGCCATCGGAAACTATAACTACAACAACCGGTTTAACGGCGGTTCCTTGATATCTCGATATCAACTGGAGGAAGATCAAATAGTTTGTTTTGATCACAATAAGCCCGCCGGGGCACTTCCTATCAAAAGGGGGGGGGGTAAAAACTCCAAAAAAAACGAGGCTGATACCAAGCCTCAGAAAAACGATCCACTCCCTATGGAAGAATCAACAAAATCTTCAAACAACATACCGGCAGCCGAAACCGAGTGCGTTTGTCAGAGCGCCCAATATGACAATGTCGTGATGCATATTTATGAGCTCGCATTATCACTTCAGGCACTGACCGAAAACCAAAGAGCACTCCTGGCTGCTTACGAAGAATACCTTAAAAACGAGGAGCAGAATAAGACTACTTAAGAAAATATCATGAAAAAAGTAAGTACCGTACTGTTAAAGATAGTAACAATATCGCAACGACAAAACATATTCCACAGATTCCTGAGGCGATGTAAGTCGGCAATATGTTTCCGCCCATTATACAACGAATCTTCTCCAAATCCGCGTCGGATTTTTGACTCATTTCGTACAGCTTATCGAGCTTATTTTGATCCGCTATCGTTAGAAATATTAAGCCTGCCATACCGCTGCAAAGGGAGACAAATAAAGCGATTGCCGCGAAGAGCAGGGTATTACGACTATTTGGTAAAAGTGTACGAAGAGACACCAAAGGGATTAAGGCTGTGGTCAGTGCAGCGGCTAAAGATAGAAGGAGATGTAGCAGTCCTTTCAATTTATCTGCGCGATCCCGCAGTGTTCGATTCAATTCTGTGTTGATAAATTGTCTTGTCATATTCATTATATTTATGTTTGGCGACACAAATATATGAATAAACGGGGGTTCCGGATGGAGCCCCCGTTGTTTTTAAGACCTCAATACATTAGATATCGAAATGGCCGTCCTTACGGGCGACCATTTCTTTTGAACAAAAGGTATTGAGAAATGAAGAACGTTTTGGCGTTATTTATAAAAAAAGCAAAAATTTGTTGTTATTATTAAAAATAATGTTATATTTGTGGTGTGATGAGCGATGGGTACGCCGATTGCCATGATTCACTAGAAGAGGGTCCGTAAGATGGATCCTCTTCTATTTTATTATTATTGGTTTGTCCCATTCGTTAATAATACAAAATACGGTATCAATAATACCAACGTGTACAATATCTTTTCTGTATCCATCAAGTGCCCTTTTAATTGATTGTTCGTTGAACAAAAAATCGTCCTCAAAGTACATAGCAAGACAGTGGTTATTTTCATTAAAGAGTTTATTGTATTTCAAAAGTTGCTTTTCTTTTCTCGTAATAGTATTATAATAAATGTTACCTGTGTTTTTAGTTATTGATGCAATGTCCATCTTTTCACCCATAATAATTGAATCCAGGCTTGATGCCCATTTCCCTTTTGTTCGGATGCTTTCTGGCAATAATAAACAGCTACCGCCCATTCTAAAAATGTTTTCCTGACAACGTTTTTCTAGTTGTAATCCGGTGAAACCCTTATATACCTCGAGATCATTTTCAGAGTGTTTTTTATGAGAAATACTGGTGGCCTTTAGACCTCCGGTGCGCTCATTAAACATTACATCAGTATAGGTACGGTCATTCTTAAGTTTTTCATATAACTGCCTGTTTTCTTCTATATGGGCCTTAAGATTATCGTAGTTTTGAATAATTGCATAACATGCTTCACACAGCTCATTGTCCGACACTTTGGCTGCGAGTTTCATTTTGGCGAGGTCGCAGGTTTTGCATTTGCTTGTGGTGTAGGGGTTGTATGCCGGAAATGTGCGCTGTTCCTTTCCGGAATTGAATTTAAACATTCCCTTTTTATCCTTGGCAAGGGCCTCTTTTCCGCGTCTCATCGCCTCTTCACGTGGAGTGACAGGGTATTTGTTCTTTAGAACTTGAACCACTGTACAACGGCAATTCCATCCGTTAGGCGGGTAGTAGCTATTCCAGAACCTGTCCGACTGTGGCAATGTTATGCCGTCGAGAGCTGCGTGTTCCGGACGCACTGCGTCATCACCTGCAGTACGATATTGGAGATTATACTCATCGCCATCTTCGGCAAATCTTTCCCATTTGGAGGCCATCTGTGCCGATGATTCCGCAAAGCCATATTCAGCTCTTAAATAATTCTTGTTATACCTTTGATCAATCGATTGAACATCTTTCAAAAAGCGTTCAAACGGCTTTTTATTGCCATTTTCATCGAGCATCGAGGGGAATGCCTCATTTAGTTCGTGGAAGGTTTTCATTCCGGAGAAGATCCAGTTTGACTCTTCCATTCTGCTCCGCATTTTATCGCTCATTTTGCTCTTGGAGATAGCGCCATTTAGCACGCTTGAGTGGGTGTCGATAAATGAGGTTACTTCCGGTTCTGAAAGGATCTCTATGCGTAGCGATGCACCCTCTTCTTTGAAAAGAGAGGACATCATTGATGAAAATTTCTTCCTGAGTGTTGCTCTTAACTTTGGATCGATATCATCGTCGTTAGCGAGCTTCATTTCCCCATGGGAAAGGATGCGGCTGTAGCGCTCGTGCAGCCCCGCATAGTCGGCGGGGCTTAGTCGAAAAAAGGTGCCGGTTTGTCAGGTAGGCTGTTCTCCATCATAGGGAAGCCTATTTCGCGGCGTTTGCCCACCGGCATGCCATATTTTTCCTGGAAGTAGCTTGGTTCAACTTCAAAATTATTGAGCACCATCGTTTCAAAAGCCACCATCTGCTCCGGCGTGTAATCGGCCGGATCGTCCCATTCAAACGACAACCCTTTTACGGGGAACCCGTGAATGGCCATAATGGGAAGCAGCTGGTTGTTCACGATATCGCGCACCATGTCGCAGTAGCTCTCGATGAGGTTGTCGAATACCTCCATGTGAGTTTTGCTCTGCGCATGCGAGCTGCCCTCTTCGATGGTCATTGTTTGCTGCAGTACGAGTTTTGAAAGTTCGGAGTTGGCCCTGTCAACACGCTTGTCATAAACGTTATAGGCGTCGCCTCGTGAGCTTTCAACCAGTTCTATGTCTGTCGTATCGTCAAATACTCCCCAAGATTTGGCGCCCATGATATCCATCATGGTTGCGAGTTTGTCTTTTTCCCGCTCATCCCTGGTACTGGTCTTTGCTATTCTGATGGGAATGCCGAACATTTCTGCAAATGTATCCCAAAATGCCAGGGCATATTTCTTTGGAATCGTATGCAAAGCTGCCTTTTTGAACTTTCCAAGATCATCAGCCTTACCGGCTTCAATCAGCCAGTATTTGTATGGAGCTTCGTGGTAATCTATGCCATCGCGCCAGTTGTCGTTTGCATTTCTGATGATGCGATGGTATTCCGGCACAACGTGTCTCCTCGGTATCAGCCTACAACCGTCGAAATTGATGCATCCATTCGCATCAGTCTTAACATCTCCGAGCTCAATAAGGGAGTGGCCCCAGTAGATGCTCTCAAGAATGTAGTCCAACAGGTCTTTGAACCAGGTAGTATTGAGATATTTCAAAGCCTCTTCGTCGGCATCGCCTTCAGGAGTTTCAAGCTTGAAACTGCGACACTTTACAAAGCCGTTGACCTGGCCTATAGCACCGGAAAGGTGCGCATCGATGTCAACGTCGTTGTAGACATCATAGAGTCTGCCACGATTGGGGTTGTCGTAATCTATAGCCAACTGACAAGCCTGGCGCCAGCGTTTGATGTCATGCTCCGAGAGCCTTTCGCTCTGCCGCATAAGATCTACCACTATCTTCTTGATGCGTCTGCGGTCATCTTCTTTTGCCAGGTCAAATGTGCCATATTTCGGTGATCTTACAACCGGGGTTACAACCTCATTTGCATCAACCTTTGTCTCGTTTAAAAGCTTCTCGTTTTCCATTTCCACTTCTTTTTACCATACGTTATTTTTAGGCTTTTCGCCGCCATATCTCAGAGGCGAACCGCTCTCTCCGGTAGGACTTGTAGTCATCGGCAGATCCGGAACAACCTTACCGCTCTGAACATCTTTGAGCCAGGAGATGGCTCTGTCATATCTCTCTTTTCTTACTTCGGCACCCATTCTTCCGGGCGCAGATGCTGCCATGTGATATAGTGCTATATCGCAGGTGAACATCACTACCAGGCTGTTGCGCTCTTCTCCGGTTTTTGCGAAAATCTCCGACACATCATAGACCGGTCGCAGGTATCCGGATATCTCTTCTACCGCCTGTTTCTCGGCCCTCTCTCTATTTATCTCGTCAGTCTGCGAGAGTACTTTTAGTGCAGTATCGCCTATTACTACCTTATAATCTTCTTCTACTACAAACATCTCTTTATTGGCTTATTTTGCTATGTATAGCGCGTTTTTGTCTAAGTCACGGATGGTTACACCCTTTTTGAATCGGCGTTGTGCAATAAGATGTTTTAGTGCCTTTCTGGAGGCCACCTTCAGCTTCCCATTATACAGCAACACCATGTAGGTGGTGTTGTAATCTTTTGCAGCCTTATCGGCCTTTTTGATAGCCCTCTTGTATCTAAAGGCCCAAATCATTTTTCTCAACCTTTTAATCATATTTACCATTTATTTTTAGGAGATGGCCTTTTGCCAAATCTCGGAGTGAACGTACTTTGCCGGCCTATTTTCTGGAGTCTCCAGATAGCTCCCTCGTCTGCATCCGGCGCGTCATCGTGAGCTCCGCTGCCTTTACATAGCGCGAGTGTCTGATCAATTCCGGTACGCATGTCCGGAGTATCCTTCTCGGCTTCATTATAGTACACGAACCCGCGCTCCCAAAGGGGAGATATGTTGGTGATTCGCTCAATTTTGTCCGATTTCTTACGCTTGTCGCCGCTGATCGGCAGCTGATACCCGCGAATTATGCCTTCAGCAGTAAACTCATCGAGTAGTATGTCCTGGATGAAATTAGCCTCCATCAGCCACTGCACCTTATCGGCATCATCCCTTAATTTCTCGTACAGGTCATAGCAGTAGCGCACCATTGCGCTGACCGTATCCTGGCGCACCCAACCGGTTATGTAGTGCAGTTCTTTGCCCATCTTTC